TGTTGAATTCCTGTGTTAAAGAAATATATCTTACCGTCTGCAGGCAAGTGTCTACTATAAACTTTGCCTGATCTATTCATATACATAGTGACACCGGGGTTGGTAATAATGGGAATATGATAACGAACAATATAGCTAGGGTCGTAATCAATATGCGGCTTTAAATCATGATTACCGGCAATGTAGGCCAAACGCACACGAGTAATCTTGCTAGTAAACATGTCAAGAATCTTTTCAATTTCACCCGTCACTAGCTCTGTTCTAACACCATAGTTGAGCTCATCAGCTTCTGGCATGTAATTGGGATTGCCAGGGTCCAATCTACGTTGTCGTTCGTATGCACTAGTGAATTTGAAGTCAACACCATCTCTGCGTTTAGATTCATCAAACTTGGTCAGCATCAAGTGTCTAAACTTGTCACTGTTCATGACCTCGTGTTCATCTTCTTTAAAGAAATTGCTATGGCAGTATTCGTTGGCCACTACAAAATCACGCATGGTACTTTGTGCTTTTAAATTAATGTCGTTATATCTATCGTAATCCAGTAGCCCGGTTGTTTCTAAATGTGATAGCAGAGCAGGCATGTCTATTGTCATGTTATCCAAGTAACCAAAACACGGTAGTTGTCTTCTTGTTTTCATCGTTTAACTCCTTTAATTATTAAGGCTCCCAAATCCAATTGCCACCAACGCTCACTAAAATTCCAAGCGGCGGGGTTGGCGTGATGATTGTTGTGCCATCCTTCCCCAAATACCAAATAACCCAAGATAGGATTATTACGACTAGTATCTTTACCTGTGTGATCTTGCCAGCCCCATGTGTGGCCCCAATTATTAATCAGGCCGCCTGCATGAAAGATCAAAAAACTGGGCACAAGGTGCGCATAGATGACTGCAAATGGATCCATCGAATATAATAGCAATGCATACACTATATGGACACCGTAATACCAGTTATGCATAAATGTGTGAAAGTTGCTACGCAACAAGTCAGGCACTAGTCTCACACTGGGTGTATTAAACATGATTAAAAATTGTACCGCAAACCAGCCTCTATGATAAGGACTGTGGGGGTCTTTTTCTGTGTCCACATGTTTATGATGTGATCTGTGAATAGCTGTCCAAACAATACTGGATCCGTAGCCGCCCAATGTGCCACACACTGTTCCAAAATATTCAAACCACTTGGGCGCAGTAAAACTCTTGTGAGTTAATAGTCTGTGATATATCACAGTGGCACCCATGGCCATAAATGAATATGCAACTGCTGTCCATGCCCAATCGGTCCATGTTGCATACATGAACATGGGTATCATTGCTGTTGCGCAAATAATTTGAAATACAAATAGCCAATTGATTTTCATGATCTCACTATGTCCCCATAAATTCTTCTTTTGTTATCGCCAGCCAAACTTACAATTTCGTTTTCGTCAACATCTCTTAACACCATAATCCTCGGTTGAATGACTGCATTGTCTCCTACCTTGGGTCCGTCCGATTTAATCAATGCTGCACCAAAGCCAATATGTACATTTTCCCCTATCATGGTATGACCCATTACATGGGCATCACGTTCAATGACACTGTTTTTTCCTAGCACACAATGATGCGGCAATGCTGAACTGCCGTGCAGTTGACTGTGGGGCATCATAACTGCATTGGCGCCCACACAAGCTGTATAACCAATAAATGCACCTGGATGTATCACTGCAGATTTACTAATAAACGTGTTGGTACTTTTCAATGTTGCCAAAGGCAAGTCATACTTCTCTACT